CTAGTGAATGGGAACACCCAAACGGCGGCAAATTAAAAGTTGAATGTTGCGCAATAGATACAGGCGGATTGGCGACGAACTCGGTATATAACTATTGCAGGGCTAGAAAAGGATCGGGCGTTATAGGAATTAAAGGAAGTAGTCAATCAGGACAGCCAGCAATCGGGCGCGGTTCAAAAGTTGATTTGAACTATAGAGGTAAACCAATAAAAGGCGGAGTTATTGTTTATATGGTTGGATCTGACACTATTAAGGATGTGTTGTATAGTAGGCTTAAGTTCAATAATAAATTACATTTTCACGCGCAAACAACGGAAGAATATTTTAAACAATTTACAGGAGAAAGAAAGGTTTTAAAGAAAAGCGGCAGGGGTACGCAATACATTCAGAAAAAGAATCAAAACGTTGAGGCGTTGGATTGTGCTTGTTATGCCTATGCGGCCCTTAATCATCTTTATCAACGCTTCCCACGCGGTAAATTCTTCCAAATCTTCGCTAATAAGCTCTTAAATTCCGTTAATCCCGATAAAAAACAGCGTCTAAAATCTAATAGTAAGGTTACTAAGAAGTCGTATGTCACTCATTGGTAAGAGGTCGGCGTGAATATTCCGGCTTCATTGCGTGCGGGTACAACTGTTACATGGAGAGATGACAGTTTAGTCGATCCCTACGGCGACCCATTACAAAGTACTGATTCATGGGTCTTGAAATATTACATACGTACTAATAGTGCATCAGGTCTAACTGCGACGGGTAGCACCTATGGAACGGGTTGGCAATTTGATCTCTCGACTTCTGACACTGCCCCGTTGACAAAAGGAGACTATTTTTGGCAGGCGATCGTTTCAAAAGGTTCAACTGAATATTCTGTTGGGACAGGTTCACTTGAGGTTCTACAAAGTCTTGCTTATACGGGTTCTGTTTCCTCAATCCAAGAAAAGACACAAGTTCAACAGGATTTAGAAAGCGTTCAATCAGCAATCAGAACTTTAGTGAGTGGCGGTGTTGTTAAAGAGTATTCAATAGGAGGGCGCAGTCTTAAGAAATATGATCTTTCTGATTTAATGACTTTAGAAAGTCGCTTGAAATATCAACTTAAGAGAGAACAAAAAGCAAGATTAATAGCTAATGGTCTTGGTAATCCTGCCGCAATGTATGTGAGGTTTAATTAGTCATGGGAATTATTAACGCATGGTCGGCTTTATGGGAACCAAACCCAAGAGCAATAAAACCAAGACGAAAAAGAGAGTACGCAGGTGCGGAAGTATCGCGCCTTACTAGCGGTTGGCTAACGAGTACTAACTCAGCCGATAGCGACATTAAAGGCAGCCTAAAAAAACTTAGGTCGCGTTCTCGTCAACTCGTAAGAGATCAGGACTATTGCAAAAATGCTGTTCGTGTCATTGTTGAAAACGTAGCGGGAACAGGTCCACGCCTTCAAGCACAAGTAAGGATGGCAAGAGGTGGGCGCTTAAATCAACGTGTTAATGATCAAATTGAATCTGCTTTTAAGAGGTGGGGATATGCGGAGAATTGCGATGTTGCAGGCAAGCTTTGCTATTCCGACTTAATAAGAAATGCGGTTGGTGCGTGGGTTGAATCAGGTGAGGTGTTTATAAGAATTGTTCGAGGTCAAAAGTTCGGTAATAGTTCTGTTCCTTTTGCTTTGCAATTGTTAGAGGCAGATATGATTGATGAGGACTATGAGGGCAAAGCAGAAAGAAAGGGTTGGCAATGGAAAATGGGAATTTTGCAGGATGAGTGGGGCAAGCCAAGGAAATATGCACTTTTAACAAAACACCCAGGAGATACTCTTTTTGTTAATCAACCAACTGAAGGAAAGAAACATATTTTTGTTGATGCTAAAGATATTATTCATTTGGCAAAATTCGAACGCCCTGGACAGACTCGCGGCGTGCCATGGATGGCTAGCGCTATTCAAAGAATGCACCATTTAGAAGGCTATGAACAAGCCGAGATAGTAAGGGTAAGAGCTGGAAGTTGCCTCACTGCATGGATCAGTTCACCAGAGTCAGAGTTAGAAGGCGATGGCGTTGTTGATGATGATCGAATTTATGATTTAAGTCCTGGTTCAGTCAGGCTACTTGGGCCAGGTGAGCAAGTACATGTTCCTGATATGCACGCGCCCGATGGTCAATTTGAACCTTTTGTACGCGCAATGCTTAGAGCTTTATCCGCGTCATTGGGGATTTCATATTCAACATTAAGTAGAGATAGCAGCCAATCAAATTATTCAAGTAGTCGTCTTGATGTATTACAAGATCAAGAATCATTTAAAGCCTTACAAGCTCAATTAAGAGAGATTGTGTTGTTTAGGGTTTATAAAGAATGGTTAGAAATTGCCGTCTTATCTGGAGCTTTGCAACTGCCTAATTATCAGATAGAACCGGAACGCTATCAAATGGCGCGGTTTATGTTTAAATCGGCGGGATGGGTAGACCCCTTCAAAGAATGTCAATCAAATAAACTTGCGGTTGAAAGTGGCTTTAAATTACAAAGTCAGGTTTTAGCAGAACAAGGAATTGACTACGAAGAATTTTTAGTTGCGCGGAAAAACGAAATCGATCTTGCAAAACAATTAGGTCTCGATTTTTCGGATAAACCTAATACGTCGCCTGAAACTGCATCTAAAGTAGAGACAACTACTGATTCACAGGAAGATGACGAAACGTGATTATGAAAAGAACTTAGTTCAACGCGACTTTAATTTAGAAGTAAGAGAAGTAGAGAAAGAAGACCGCACCCTAGAATTTCCGTTTAGTTCTGAGCAACCTGTAACTCGTTACTTTGGTAATGAAATTCTTGAGCATCGAGAGCAAAGCGCAGATTTAGGGCGTTTAAATGATGGCGCTCCTGTTCTTTGGAACCATGACCCCGATAAGGTTATTGGTGTTGTTGAGCGTGCTTGGATTGATGAAAAGAAAAAACGCGGTTATGCAAAAGTAAGATTTAGTGAGGAGGAATTTGCGGCTTCAAAATTTAGAGATATTAAAGACGGAATTATCAGAAACATATCTTTTGGGTACATGGTGAAGGAAACAGAACAGCGCAAAGAATCCGACGACATGATCGTGAAGTCATGGGAAGCTTACGAAATCAGCGCCGTTGCAATTCCGGCTGATGCGAGCATTGGCGTAAATAGATCTACTGCTCCTACGTATGAACCAGAAACAACATCTAATATGTCTAAAGAGGAACGTTCCGACGTTTCAGCATCTTCTGATGCGCCTGTAAACTCTGTAGTCGAATCAATGACCGCTAACCCGAAAGAAACCTTGGAGGTGCGTTCAGAAGTTGACACTCAAAAAGTGATCAAAGCTGAGCGTTCAAGAATCCAAGAAATTCAAACAGTCGCCGCAAAATACAATCTTCAAGATTTAGGCGAAACATTCATTAAAGAAGATAGAAGCGTTGCAGATTTTAATTCTGCTGTTCTTCGTGAGTGGAAGCCTGAAGCAATCGCACCAAAGGCTGACGCTACTGACATCGGTTTAACTGAAACTGAAACACGTAGTTTCTCAGTTCTTAGAGCAATTGATTATCTTGCTAATCCTGGAAGCGCTGCAAAGCGTGAGGCCGCTGCTTTTGAAATAGAAGCATCTGAAGCCGCCGCACAAAAACTAGGCAGAGCATCTAGAGGCATAACAATTCCTAACGAGGTATTTCGTAGGGACATGCAAACCTCACCCGATACGGCGGGAGGTAATTTAGTAGCAACGGAGTTAAGCAGCGATTTTATAAGCCTGTTAAAGAATGCGTCTGTATTGGCTCAAACAGGATCAACAATCTTGACCGGCCTTTCTGGAAATATTTCAATTCCTAGAGCTGGAAGCCAACAGACAAGTTATTGGATTGGGGAGGGTTCAAATGTAACTGAATCCGATATGACAATTGAGCAGGTCAACATGACCCCTCGCACAATTGGCGCAATGACAGATATTTCTAGGAAGCTTTTAATTCAGTCTTCTTTAGATGTTGAGTCATTAGTTAGAAGTTCTCTTGCTTCTTCTGTTGCTCTTGAAATAGATCGCGCTGCTCTTTACGGGCTAGGAAGTTCCAGCGAACCACTTGGCTTGCATAACGTAACAGGCATAGCTACTGAAAACGTTGGCAATAACGATCCTAGTTTTGGTGATGTCGTCAACATGGAATCTGATATTTCTGTTGCTAACGCTTTAACTGGTTCTCTTGCTTATGTAACTAGAGCCAACATTGCCGGAGCGATGAAAGTTAAGACTAAAGATTCTGGTTCCGGTCGCTTTGTTAATGAAGATGGAGTGGTTAACGGTTATCCACTTTACGTCTCAAATCAAGTTGAAGCCGGTGACATCTGGTTCGGTAACTGGTCAGAATTGATCCTTGGTTATTGGTCAGGTCTTGATCTTCAAGTTGATCCATACACAGGCGGTGCATCAGGTAACGTTCGTGTAAGGGTGCTACAAGATGTCGACTGCGCTGTAAAACATCCAGCTAGCTTCTGTCTAGGAGCCTAGGTAAATGAAGATTGAAGCCTTAAGTTCATTCGGATTAAAAGGCGAAGTCGTACAGATTGGGGAGGTTGTCGAGGCTTCCCCCTCTGAAACAAGGCAGCTAATTAATTCAGGGCAGGCAAAAGAAGCCGTTGTCTGTGAGGTTCAACAAGAGGAACCAAAAGCAAAACCAAAAGCTAAAAAAGCTAAATCAACTTCTACCCCCGAGGTAACTGACTAATGACTATTCAAAATTTAGGTTCTAAAGGGACCGCCGTTGACATTCTTCCAAATGACGTTCTTGCTTCATCCGCTAACGGTTCAGGCGTAGATCTTCAAGGTTATGAAGGAAGCGCTGCGTTCGTTTTTTCTGCGGAAGCTGGTGGAAGTGGTATTACTTATGCACTTCATCTTGAAGAAAGCGCTGACAACTCAACTTTCACAGACATTTCAAATGGTTCGTTCACAACGACCAGTGCGAACACCGCTGCATTTGAGCAGATTGCGTTAAACGTTTCTGACCTTAAGCGCTATGTTCGTGCGGTTTCTGTAGTAGCTGGCGGAACCGGCGCCGGAGCTGTAAACGTAACTGCTTACGCTTCCAAGAAATACACAACTTAATAAGTAGATGTCATTTGCTGATGACATAACAAGCATGTTGGACGGCCCCTTTGGTGTTTCATGCACTGCGGGGTCTACAACTGCGAACGGTATTCTTGATGAACCAACTTCGGTAGTTGCAGGGGATCAAGTAATTTTTGTAGACCGCGTTCTTCATTGTAAATTTGCCGATTTCGGAAGCCTCGGTGCTGGCGATAGTATCAGCGTTAATTCTGTAAATTATAAAGTTAGAACCAACGAACAAGATTTAGACGGCCTTACTTGTCAAATCTCATTGGAGAAAGTTTAAATGGCCTCAAAAAGAGAAGACATATTAGACGCAATTAAGACGGCATTAGCGGGAACCGTTGGAGTCTCGACAAGGATCTATAGATCGAGGACAATTCCATTAGCGCAACGTTCACAACTTCCCGCGTTAATTATTGAATGGAGTAATGACGATGCAGAACAGAACACATCTCTACCTACCCTTGATTGGTCTTTATCTGTAACGGTTACTGTTCTTAGTTCTGGAGATGTACCCGACGAACAGGCCGACGCGACAATCGTTTCAGCTCATGCAAAAATGACCGCAGATTTGACTTTAGGCGGCGAGGCGATAGACGTTCAACCTAGTAACGTATCTTTTGAAGCAATCGACGGGGATTCTCCAATTGGAGTTACTTCAATGGGGTTCTTGGTTAGATATAGAACTGAAGTTGATGACATCACCCAATAAACCGTCGTCATAGTAAACAGCATCTAATATGG